AGAAGACCGTAGTGAAGGATCTTAATAATGTCGCGGCGAGCAGTTCCCTTGCGATCATATCGCGAAGCATACTTCAAGATGTTAGAACGGCAGAATGCTTCTGCATCACCGCAGGCTTCAATAAGATCTAACGTTTGAATTTTATCATTGCCTGCAGAATAGTGTTGTCCATAAGTTCCAGCAATGTAATCACTCAACTCTTTTAACAGAGCATCTTCATTATATTTTTTTGCCATAGTCATCAATCAATATAGGTATAATAGCATCCATAAAGGATTTAGTCAAGGGTGTCTATCGTATCGGATTCTGCAGTAGCGTTCTCATCGATTTTATCATAGAGTTCAATAAAGGACTGCTTGGTTTCATCGTCAAAACGATTGACACAAACTTCGATAGACTTCATACGCTTACCAAAGATAGCATAGGCGCGGATGATGTGGACCAGACGACGTGTTGAAATCACTTCATCAATGCCACCATCAGCAAAAGTTTTGCGAATGACATCTGCCCATGTAGAAAGTTTCTCACAAAACTCACGATCTGTCAATCCCAGATCAAGGGAAATACCCTCAAGGATACGTTGTTCGGTTTTAGGAGTAGGATACTCCTGCTCAAAAGTCAACGCAAAACGCTCAAGGAAGGCTTCGTTAAGAACGTTAGTTCCAATAAAGCGACCGTCATCGCTGCCTTTACCTTTAGTATTTGCAGTTGCAATAACATTGAATCCAGATTTAGGGTTTACGTAATGACCGGTCTTTTTCAAAAACACCCCCTTACCCTCAAGAATGGATTGTAGGCAGAGGATTTTGTTGCTAGCCAAGTCAACCTCATCGAGGAGCAAGATTGCCCCACGTTCGAGTGCTTCCACGACAGGTCCGTTATGCCAAACAGTTGACCCATCGACAAGGCGAAAACCACCAATAAGATCGTCTTCATCAGTTTCAATAGTAATGTTTACACGAATCAGTTCACGGTCAAGTTGAGCACACGCTTGCTCCACGCTAAACGTTTTACCATTACCAGACATACCAGTAATGAAAGTTGGATAGAAAATACCAGACTTGATGATCTTTTTTAGATCAGTAAAGTTACCGAACGGGACAAAAGTGTCATCTTTAAGAGGAACAAGATTCTGTTCAACAGCAGGCATAGCAGCAGGTGCCTCATATGTTTGCTCAAGGCGTTCCTGTGCAGTCAGTTGCCAAGTGCCACGCTTGACATAGAAATCACGCAGACGCTTGACAGCAGTAGGATATCCTACTCCAAAATGAACAGCAGCTGCACGAATATTGTCGGTATTAATTTCAGTACCGTACTCATTAGTAAGGTACTCGGAAAGTTGTGCGGTAGTGAGATCAGACTTGGCAGGCATGATGCGTTTCGTTGATGTAGTTATTATAGGGCATAGGGGCGGGATCAACCACCCCGGATGGACAGTTCGTCAAGCGACATACTGGACAAAAGAGTTGAGGAGTTTCTTGTTTGTAGATTTACTAGAGAGCATTTTCTTGAACGCTTTTGCAATCTCTCCTTTTTTAGCGCCGGACTCAACTTCAAATTCAGATGTTGTAGTCAATGCATTAGAAGATATAGCATACAGTGCTGTAAAAGATTTTGGGTCAGGAATAATTGCTGATTTTTCTTTCTTCCACTGTCGTTGAACTTCTGAATATTTGTAAAAATTACCGTAAGTACTTACAAAAGAAGATAGTTCTGATGCCGTACCGATACGGAACCCGATCACATTAACACCAGTGTTTCTGTCTCGCAGTTGCTGAACAAATACATTTGTGCTTTCACTCCATCCTTCAAACTTACTATAGGTGATACCGGTTTTCCTATCTCGTAGACAGCAGTCATCAATACGACGGGGACGAAGGTAATACTCATCAGTACGCTCATTATAAAACTTACGTCCGTATGCTGAAGTGCAAGATTCGCCATCAGTCAAAATACAGACATTAACTTTTTGCAAGTCATTTTTATTTTTGAACTCTGGAATGAGGTAATTAAGCAGCACAATCGCTTCATTTAATGGAGTACCAGACAATCCAATACCCATTGTACTTCTATACTCAACATAATGAGAATAAGTATATGCTTCTCTAAAAATATTGAGACACATCCGTTCATAGTCTTTAGAGTTAGAACGAGATGAAATAAAATTCATTAAGTGAAACATACCTTTATTTAAAAAGATTTTGTTCTCTTCACAAATGTCATTAAAGTAATCTCCATCATCGATGTTTCGGTATTCACCCAAAGCACGTCTAACATAAGTATACTCATTTGTAAAAGCATAAACCTCAAATGGAATCTGAACTTTCTTACAGAAAGAAGTAAGATTCAACAACTGTTTTACTGTTGCAAGAATATTAGTTGACATAGAACCAGACCAGTCAAGTAAGAATAACAAACCATGATTCTTGCCATCAGGTATAACTGTTACTTTCTTAAATAGGTCTTCATTATACTTATAAGTATGAAGCTTTGAAGTATCAAGAACACCAGTTTTAGATTGACTAGCACGAGCATAGGCATCAGCAGACTTACGACATTCAAATTCTTTTACTAGGTAGTTTACTTCTTTTTGAGACTGCTTACGAAATTCTCTGTAAGAACAATCTACATTAGTATAGTAGGAAGTTTCCTCACGTCTTTGACTGTCAATCCAATCATGGACTTCAGTCCAGTCAGCAACATAATCTGCCAAGTTAACAGATTCAGGAATTTCAATGTAAGTAGAATTACTACTATATTTATTAACGTTAGTAAACTTTTGTGAATTTTGATCAAATGCTTGTTGGGTTTTAGATTCACGATCAGCAGTTACTCCACCTTCACTACGATCCCCCACTTGAGTTCCTGAAGAAGATGGAGAATCATCAGTGCCTTCACCATCTTCTTCGCTTTCTACCTTATCGCTATCAGTACCGTTATCACCTGAAGAACCTACAGTATCGTTTTTCGTTTCAATATTTTCAATTGGGGTTTCTTCAGGTTTGTTTTCTTTACAGAAGTTATAGATATCAACAGAAATTTTAAGTACCTCACTAAAGGTCTCACTATTTTCTGTACGAGTAACAAACTGTTTCTCTTCTTCACTGAATGGAATCATTGCGTCAGCACCAATCTTGCAACGAAGATTAATACGATCAATTAAACTATATGTACTAACATCAGTATCACGTATTTCAAAAAAGTCTTCTTCATTTAACTCTTTGTATCCACCAGCAAATGATTTACGAAGACCAGGATACATACGCTTCATCAGTTTTTCAATGCGAGCATCCTCAACTACATTGACATAATCCATAGGACAGTCAGTAGCAGCAGTCCAGTCTTCATTGGGTGTGAAGAGAGCGTGTCCGACTTCATGCCCCACCAGCAAGTCATACACAGTGCTAGAAGCATAGTCCCAGTTAGGAAGAGTCAGTACACGGGTGTCTACATTGAACTGTGCTGTAGAGCAGTTACGGTGTTCCACCACAAGGTTCTCGGTAGCGAGCAGACGGGCAAGGTTACCTTTGATCTCTTGGCGTGACATGACTCTCTTGCGTTGATGGACATATCATAGCAAAAAAGGGAGACCCTGCAGCCTCCCCTATGACGCTTCAGCAACTGTCTCACGGACAACGCTGAAGTTCTTTACTTTCTCACACTGCAAAGTTCTCTCAAACTTTCCGTCTAGATTTTCTTTGTGGGAGATAACAAACACATTAGTGTTGTCATCAAAGTTACGAAGAATCCAACCCAGTTCACCTGTACCATTTTGGTCAAGAGAACCATCAAAGATCTCATCTAGGATAAGGATGTTAGTATCAACGCTATTCTTAAGTTTAGCAACACTACGCCAAGTAAGCAACAGAGCGATATCAATACGAGCTTTCTCTCCTTCCGAGAAAGATTCGTAAGAGAAAGTATCTCTGTACCGCGACTTGATGGTTTCTTCAAAATTTTCATCCAATGCGAAGTTAACATAGAAGTCCATGTTCTGAAGATACTGATTGATGAGTTTATTCATCACTGGCAGATACCTCTTAATGATTCTGGTTTTAATTCCATTATCTTTTAAGAGTTGTGATGCTGCCATTAAAGTATCACGTTCTTTTTTGATTGACGAAATTTGTTTTTTCAGAGACAAGTATTCTTCTTGACAGTATTTTAACTTCTCGTGTGCTTCAGATGAATCTGATTTATTAGTTCTTAACAATTCAACCTGATCTAATAGGTCTTGAATCTGTTTTTGTATTCTATTAATTGTAGAATTTTGAATAGCAATATCAGAATTAACTTTAGTGATAAGTTTAGAAGTTAGCAGATAACGACTCTCTCGTTCTTCTTCAAGTTTAATCGCAATATCCATTTCCTCGAACCCTTCATTAAGTTCTTTGATAGAATTCATGATGGAGTCAACTTTACTATTCTTCAGTGATTCGGTGATTGATTGACTACACGTAGGACAAGTTTCGTTATGAGTAAAGAACTCGTGCTGTTTTTTATGAGCAGAAAATTTTTGTTGAATCTTTCCCTTCAAAGTGTTTAACTTTTTTAACTTGGTAGGAGTGAATGATGTACTCTCCAGTTCTTTACAATAAATTTCTGTTTGGTTATTAAACTGCTCTACTAATTCTTGAGCAGCAACTCGTTCTGAATCTAATTCACTTATGAATTTTTGTTTTTCAGCAATAGAGTCCTGATCTCTTTTGTTTATCTCATTGATAAACTGTTGCTGCATATTAATTTTCTGTTCAGAAAGTTCTGCCTTGTAATCAATGTCTTTCATCTCTTCCGTAGATGTTTTGACTTTATCTTTTAGGACAGTATTCATGATAGAGAAGATTTGGATATCCAAAATATCTTCAATGATGTCACGTCTTTGAGTAATAGGAAGACGCATAAAAGGAACAAAGGTAGAAGAACCAAGCACCACAATCTGGGTGAATGACTTGTAGTTCATCTTAAGGATGCTAGTCTCCAGTTGCTTTTGATAATCATTATTATTACTGGATTGATCCAGCATCTGACCGTTCTGATATATCTCAAACTTTGCTGGTTTGATTCCACGCACAACTTTGAATTGATTTTTACCAATCACAAAATCAATTTGCACTTCAGTATCTTTTTGATTGATACTATTAACGAGCATAGGTTTATTAATTTTCCGGAATGGTTTTCCAAACAAAGAAAAAGTAAGGGCGTCCAAGATGGTGCTCTTACCAGCTCCGTTCGTACCAATAATTAAATTAGTTTTCGCAGCTTCGAGATCAATTTCTGTAAACACATTACCTGTTGACAAAAAGTTTTTCCAACGAAGTTTTTGAAAGGTAATCATTAGGTATTAAGTGGGGGGAATAATAAAATCATCGACAGTTATTATAGCATACCCATGTTCTTTCTCTTCACAGGCTGCAACAATAAGTTCTTTTTCTATTTCTATAATTTGTAATGATGGACCATTACGCAATTCTAAAAGTTGTATTGCATAACGTTCAGCATCATCTTGTTCTTCAAAAATAGGAATGATGCGTTCTCCAGTAGAAGCATCTATTAAAGAAAAAACTCCTTCAGGTTGGTCTACAAGAGAAAGAACATATGTTTGCATTACACCAGTTCACAACTTTCCATATATAGCGATCTCATAAGTTTTTTAAGAGAAGATTTATCTACGGACATCTCTACTTCATCAATGTATTCATTCAACAAAGTTAGAGTATCTTTTACTTCAAGATCAATGTCTTCCGTTTCATCTTCGCTTACAAGACTTTCTACAATTTTGATATCGTGGACACCAGAAGCATACAACGAATCAATAACTTTTTCAAACTCGTAATAGTCTTTTTTTTCTTCGACAATTACTTTTACAAAAGTATCTTTGAACTGACTATAGTCCAACTTCATAGTTTTATCTACATCATTGTAGTATACTTTCTTGAAGATTTCATATGGGTTCTTTACCATACGAAGTTTGTTCTTTGCTGGTTCGTAAAGATGAAATCCTCTGGTGTCAGCGTAGTCATTCCAGAACATCTGATAAGGATTGCCAAGGTATGTAATATTACCTTTGGTTGACTTGTGATGATAGTGACCAGAGAATACTTGCTTGAAGTTCTTATAGATCTTGGGGTCCATACCGTGCTCCATCTTCATGCCTGGAGTTACTTCAAACCCATCAAGCTCAAGATGTCCCATAACTATTTCTGCATCTGTATCTTTGAGATGTTCCATTGTCGCTTCTTCGTTCTCCCTATTGATCCAAGGGACAAAACAAATTTTCGTACCCTCAATAGTAACAGTACAAGTCTCATCGTAGACACGAATATTATCATAGTCACCTAGCAGCAGATCAGGAGAGTTAATAGCGTTTGTGTTTTTATAGTACACACAGTGGTTACCTAGAATGGTATGAACTGTGATACCCATATCTCTCAAGCGATCAAAGTAACACGCACGGATTCTATTCCAGACATTGAAGTCAATACCTTTACGGTTATCAAATGTGTCACCAAGGTCAATGATCTCTGTGATACCTTTCTTCTCTAACGTAGGGAAGAATACATCATCATAGAACTTAAGGAAGTAATTCCAAAATGTCATAGAACCTTTGCGACCATCAAGATGTTGGTCAGTAATAAGTGCTACTGTCATCGATTCATTTTAGTTTCAATATTTTCTTTGATGCTTCCCATATCAGAGTATGAAGCATTCATACCTGCCATATCACCTTCGTAAGTTTCTGTGTACATAACTTCTTGGTGACCAGATCTTTCAAGAATCTTACTCTTGATTTCTAACTGACGTTTTTCTTTCTGGATACGACGCAAGAAAGCGTAGTAGATGATCTGGGTAAAATAAGCAAATGGATTAGTAGACTTCTCTGGATTAAAGTTATCAATGTACTGCAGGCAGTTCTCAATGCCATCGCAGATCATGTCCTCACGAAACATGTAGTTGACAAAGTTAGGTTTGTACGATAGGTGTGTAGCGATCTTAAGAAAACATTCACCAACATAGTTTGGAACTAACGGTTTGCTCTTTTCTTTTTTCTTTGCAATCTCTACTTTACGCTTGTACTCAACAATAGCTTCAAAAAACTCTTTATTATTTACGTAATATTCAGTCTTTGCTTTTGCCATGTTGCTTTTATTTGTTGATATGATTATATCAGAAATTCTTATTTCTGTCAAGCCTCTTGACAAAAGACCTAAAACCTAATAGAATAACTCTGTTAAGGTTGAAGGAACAATAGTATCAGCTTTTATTAAATAGAGACTCTAATTTCTTTTTAGTATCTTCTACTGATCCCAAGTACCCCATCTCTTTAGAGAGTGAATTATTAGTGGGTTCCTCATCTGAATCGAATTTATTTAAACTCATAATATAGTAAGCTAATATTCTTTCATCTAATTCTGAAATAGTAACCACATTATTCATTTCAATAATAAACATATCATCATATGAAGAGGAAATCCATTCCTTTAATGAGAATCCTTCAATGTTTTTACCTGATCTTTTTTGCGATACTTTTTCAACAAGGAGAGGGTTATCTAATAATAAAGAATCCTCATCTGTCATGTAACAGACTTTAGAAACTATCTCTTCTCCTGATGACAACTTTATCGTTGCATAAAATTCTTCTTCCATTTATTACCTTAAATTTACTTTAATTGTTTCATACTTAAAGTTTTCTTCCTGGTAAATTGCCATCCGTTCGTACAGATGTTTGAGTGTGTAATTTTCTCTACTACCTGAAATGTCGTCAGCAATATCATAAAGAGTAGCAATCTCTTTACCTTCTCCCTTCCTCAATACTCTACCAATACTTTGTAAGTTTCGGACTCTTGATTTAGAAGGTGATGCGAAGATAATATTGTGTAATCTTTTAATATTAATACCAGTACTGAATGTTCCGTAAGAAGCAATGATTACTGCATTGTTTTCTTTTTCTGTGATGTTCCTAACTAATTCTCTATCTTCGGTATCAGTACCGCCGTGGACAAAGAATACTTTACGTTCATCACCAACACTATTATTTATGAGTTCATATAATGGTTCGCCGTGCTTCTCCACATAGTTGAAAAGAACAAGAGTGTTGCCATCAATATCAGTAACAAGATTTTTGATTAAGTTATTTCTTTTTTGATGAGTTACGATATACTCCATCTCTGCATGATAGTCTTCAAAATATTGATACTCATGCTTACATACTAAAATTTTAATCCTTAAACTTGAAAGGTATCCCTGCTTAATCAGATCATCAGTTTTAGTAACTTTATCACACGCACCAAACAATCCTTCCAGCACCCACTTATGAGTCTTGCTACCATCTAACGTACCGGTAAACCCAAAGCGGTACTTGGCATTATGTAGTTTGGTCATGATGCCTGTCAGACTCTTCGACTTAAATAGATGTGCTTCATCACCGATAACACAGTCAATGTCATCGAAGTATCTTTTGGGAAACTTATAGATTGATTGCCAGGTAGATATGACAACTGGTTTATCAGTATTCTTATCTTTGCCTGAATAAATGGTGTGACAAAACTCGGAGGCATTCCATCCATAGTCGCTAAAATCTTTAATCATTTGTTCTACCAAAGAAGTAGTGGGAACTACTAGTAGAATCTTTTTACCTGTAGCAACATAATATCTCACAATGCTGTAGATCATTAAAGATTTTCCCGACCCTGTAGGTGAGAGAAACAATCCTTTATTATATTTTAATGCTTTGTATACAGTGGCGTATTGGTAGTCTCTTGGTGGATACTTACAAATTTTATCCATATAAACTTTGACACCACCCGGAGAAACTAAATCATTAACTTCTTCGGGAGTCCCATACCAATCATTTTTCTCATAAGACAATCTATACTTTCTTTCTGTACACCAAAGTTTTAGATGTGGTAACAAACCATTGTAAAGATCACCTGTACCTGGAGAGTACAAATGAATCTTTCCATCCCAGTATCTAAATCTTGGTTGACGTTTTAGAAACTTTGCTTCTGGTAGTTCAAAAGAAAAGTAATCTGCCAACTCTCTGTGAGCGTGAGGTTCACAAGTAACCGTCAGATAAACTTCATTCTTTTTCTTAACAGTGATGAGGTTAGACATCACGCACTCCCGTTAATAAATTTTTCCCATTCAATGGCGCTTTTAATCTGAAATCCCCTATTAGAGATTTGCCTCATAACTTGCTCAAGAAAATATAACATCTGATCGATAAATTTTACTTTAGCTTCGATGTTAATAATCTCGTTGTCTGCCTCCATATAGACCTTCATTTTTTCTGCGGTCTTGATAGAAGCACCAAATGGTTTCTCTGCATAAACTTTTGCTTCTGCTTCTCCACCATAGTATTCTCTTTTTTCTTTCACCATTCTACGAACTTCAAACTCTAAAGAAGTTTTGATCTGGGAAAGATCTGTATAGTAATTTAAATACTTGTTATGTTGAAACGGAATCTCTAATGCAAGTCTTGCAAGATCTTCTGAATATTCTTTGTTTTTAAACTGGAAATCGATTTGTGTATCTTGTTGCCACTCTTCTCTAATTTTAGAGAAGCGTTGATTTAGTTTGTCAAAGTTCATATAATCCTGAAGTTTTTATCACGAATAGTATACCGAGTATACTTGAAAGTCACGTTAGATGTGAAGAAATCAATGTCCTGTGATGAAGCGTCGAACACTAACTCTGTCAGAGATATTGGAAAGATTTTTTCAAAATCAATAACAAAGTTTATGTTGTTACTTGAGGTATGAATTTCTAGTTGAGCACCAGAATAACCAAGACCTTCTACTTCACCGCCAGATTCTGCATTGCCGTTGTCTCTAATCCAGTTCCATATTGAAGTGTAGTTTGCCATATCTTCGTCTACAATAAAACGAAGTTGTAGATTACCATAAGTAACGCCACCGCCAGCAATGATAGGAACTCCCCTAAATCTTGTCTGCACTTCTGTGAAGGGCATCTCTACATCAGGAAGATTTACTGCTTGGCAAAAGAAATCAACACCAGAAAATCTTTCAAGTTTTAACTTGAATCCAACAGGAGTTAAATAGTTTCTATTTTTAGGTTGTTCCTTGTACCAATTAGCAGACATGTCAGCGTCCCAAGCACTACTATTTAGCAGTCATTGAAGACTGTACCTACCTGGGATCCTAGTTCAGAACCTGCTTTCTGTCCTAGTAACAGTGCCCAACCACCTACCAACCAACCCACGTAGGGAATGCTCATAGCAGCAGGAACAGCAACACCAGCAGCGATAGCACTACCCGCCATTGCACCTTGTGACCGTGCTCCAGCGTCCGCCACGATGCACTCTATGTCTTTTGCAGACTTTCCCTCGCCGTCTAATACAGCACCTCCTAGGTTGCGTGTGCCGTCCATTGTGAATTGATCACGACGCCACTCGCGACGACTTTCAGTGCCGCCTCCAAATAATCCTTTCTTATTACTATCAGTAGATAATGATCTTTGAGATTCTAAAATAGCAGGATCATTTGCTTTGTATTCAATCTCATATCCATCTTTGCCTGCTTTGATAGTATAAGATGAATAGTCACCGTGAGGAATGTTGATCGTAGGTACTTGAGGAAGTTTTGGTTCTTCTGGTCTGTTAATTACATAACCAAGTAAACCTAGATGTGCTAAAGCAAATACCGATCCTAAAGCAAGGGCAATCACTTTGACTGGCGACTTGCTCGGTACTTGCTCGGTCACTTGAGCGGTGACTGGTGTAGGTCTTGCTGCTTTTGCTGCTTTCGCTTCTTCTAGGGACGGCATAATAACCCCATGGTATAGTCTCTAATTATTTAGACAAAAAAAGACCCCCCATTGCTGGGAGGTCTGTAAGAAACCTGTGTGATGAATCACATAAGGTTGATAACCTGTACTCTTCTGTAGTACATGTTGGCGTTTGCCGTAAGTGCTTCGCCATCGGGGGTTCCGTTGTAGGTTCCGTTGGTGGTGACGAAAGGATTGCTGACCATGCCGTAACGAGTCTTGAAACCAATTTTTGGTTGGAAGCTGTTAGGATCGATCGAGCGAACCATCTGGAGGGGAACGTAAGGACAGTAGAACAGTCCTGCGTCATAAGGTGATGTACCTTTGTATCCGATGACGTAGTAGTGCTTGTCGGAAAGGTTAGCAGAGTAAGGATCAACGTAGACCTTAATGCGACCGTTGATAGTACCAACAGCAAGGTTACCAGTGTCATCAACTTCACCGATGGAAGGACCACCAGCGCCGTTAAGACCTGAAGAATAGTCAAGTACACCTGCCATTGCAAGTGCTGAAGCAACGTCTGCTGAACAGATCAGGAAGTTGCCCTTTCCTCTACGAGTCTCTTGTGCAATAGCGTTAGCATCGCGCTCGATTTGGAAAAGAAGTCCTTTGAACTTCTCAACTGACCAACGACCGTTGCTGTCAACGTCAAGGTCAAAGATACCAGCGTTAGCAACGTTGTTCTGTGCGCCTTTTTTAGCAACTGTATATACAGTACGAACAACCTCACGGTTGATTTCTGCAAGAACTTCGCTTGACAAGATGTTAGCAAGTTCCTGCTCTGCATCAAGACCGTGGATTGCCTTAAGGTCTTGTGCCAGTTCCAAGGTGTATTCTGCTTTCAAAGCTCTGGACTTTGCAGTCACAGAAGTCTTCTCAATGCTGAATGACATCTCGCGGAACAGTTTACCTGATTCGCCCATTTGCTCAAGAGCTTCGCGACTCATGCCACGTCCTACTTCGTAGGTTCCGGCAGATGAATCGTTAAGCAATGCAGGGTTGTTACCTTCTGAATCGCCACCAACACCAGCGCCAGTTCTAGGAGTATATGCTCCTTGAGTTGCGTCATGTGCTGCAGAGAATCCGGTATCAGGCTCGTTGAACAAGGCTTCTTCGCCGCCTTGGTTCTCGTAGCGTGAACGCATTGCGAAGATGAGTCCAGTAGGACCACTCATTGGTTGGACGCCACAAACGTCATATGCCATCAAGTTAGGCATTGCACGACGGACGAGTGAGATCAGTACGGGGTCGAAACCTGCAAGTCCTGCAGTGTTAGCATTGCCGAGTGCTGATCCAGCGGGGGTAACAGTACCAGCGCCAAGGCCGTTAACTGCAACTTCGCTTAACATTCCACGCTCTTCGCGTAAAAATCTTTCTTGGTTTTCCAGGAGGACGGAGGTTACTGCCTTCTTATAACGGTTGCCGATAGGCGATGCGCCTTCGGAACCAAGAACAGGTGCCCACTTTTCCTGGAGATGTTCTGCGTTAAACATTTTGTCTCCGAGTTTTTTTAAGTGTTGTTTTTATATTATCAGGAATTCCAGCGGTTGATAGCGTTGAGATACTGTGCCATTGCTGGGGTAATCTCTTCGGCTTCTACTGGGGTTTCGTCGGTAACTTCTGCTTTAGGAGCAGCAGAACCCGAGGGGAAGTATGACTCGCGGAGAGTTTTTAGTTTCTCTGCGAACTTCTCTTCTGTCTCAAACTCTACGCCTTCAGCGAGAGAAGCTAATTTGTCCTTTTGAGTGTCTGCCAATCCTTCTGAAACTACATTCAGAACTACAGTTTTTGCAGACTCATCAAGACGACCTTGAAGTTTCACATTTGCTTTGACCTGTTCGTCAAGGCTTTCTTCCATCTTACGAATGTCATCAGTCAGACCTTCAACGACATCAACTTTGTCGTCAGGGATACTAATATAATGCTCTTGGAAGAGATTCTTAAGTCCAGCAATAAAGTCTTCCGTGATTTCGTTACGGATTCCTCTATCGATAGATACTTGGTTCTCTTCTAACCATGAAGTGATAGCATACTTAACGGTGCCACCAACTTCTTCAGCAAGTTCTGCTTTAACAGATGCTACTTGCTCATTAAGGCGAGTCCCAAACTGCTCTTCGAGTTTTGTCCACTCTTCAGAAAGTTTTGATTTGACTGCTGCCTCAAAAATTGTCGTTGCTTTTGCTTTGAACTCTTCAGAGAGTTCTGTACCTTCGGTAAGTGCAGCAACGTCTGCACTCATGTCAAGCGACTCGAAGGAAGGTTTGATGGGATAAGATACATCAGGACCAGTAGATGTAGCATATGCTGCATCTGCACCAACAGTAACAGTCTTGCCTTGATCACCAGCATCATTGATGCTAGAGGTCTGTGCAGTACCATCGCTCTGTGCTCCTTTAGCACCAACAGGAGCCGATGCTTTAGCGCCAGGATTATCCTCGCCCTCATCGTTTCCATCTGGACGTGGACCACCGTTATCTGTTACTGACTGTTGTGCTCCATAACCATTAACGGCGTCGGTGCCTACAGTAGTTTTACCTTCTGCGCTTCCACCACCGGAGTTTACTTCTGTGCTTGATTGACTAGAAGCACTGTAAGAACCACCACCAGGAATGACGGATGCGGAAACAGTTGGCATTGCGTCGCCACTTTCCACAACCAGACCTGATTCGGTTACAAACTCCTCAAATTTTTCCTTTAACATATCTGACATTGTGAGTTTCCCCGTAAATTTCTGATAATTATTCTATGATTATTTATTAATATTAGAGATTTGAAAGGAAATGCTCAAACACCTGTAGTGTTCTACCTTCCAACTCTTTCTTTGACGATTCATTAATGTATCCTTGGTATTTAGCAATAGTTTTCTCTTTGAGAATACCATTGTTCCATACCCATTCTTTTCCTTCCATAATACCATTGACAAATGCGTCAGGGGCGGAAGGGTCTGCTACGATATCAGCAGCAGTTGCTAACATAAAATCGTCCATAACATAAGAAGCACTTTCCTGACGGTCAATGCTGCCCATACCACGGGAAGAAACTCCAAGTTTTACACCCTCTTCTAAAAGAGACTTTGCAATACTGCCCATTGGTGTAGCAAGAATTTGTGCCTTACCAATGAAGTTATTACCCTCGGATTTCAGTGATGTGATTCTGTGAGAAACACGATCAAGATTCACAGTAGGACCATCGGGATGACCCAACTCACCTAAAGCACGTCCAGTTTTGACATACTCTTCATTATAGCGAGCGACTTCCTTTTCCAAAACTCGGAAAGGATATACTCTACCATTACGATTTTTAATTTCAGATTGTAAGAATACCCCTTCAATATAAAGGTTCTTCTTACCATCCTTTTCTTCGGTGAGAATTTGGATATCCTCGATGTTCTCTGTGATAAGTTTCATTCTTCTGCTGACGGTTCTACAGTAGGTTCATCAAAATATGTTGAAGCTACTGATTGTTTGTAAGTATCAATAACGTCAGATGCTTTAGAAAATAGATAATCATTAATCTTATCTAATGCTTCTCCGCGTTTTTTATCTGCAATCAAATCAACGATGTCAACCAATTCTGGTTCCAATGGAGTATCCATAACTTAAAATTATCCGTAGATATCAATTATTTATTAGACTTTGGTTTTGCGGCAGATGCCGCAGGTTTTAATTTATCCATCTCTTTTGCTTTTTCGAGTTCACGATCAGCAGAATCAGATGCTTGTTGCGCTGCAATTTCTGGGGCATACGCAGTATTTTGTTGACCCATCATATCCATACTATTGACATCGACTGGATCAATTGCCATGCCGCTATCAATATCAGATGAGATTTGTTTGTCAATTTCCTTATACTCTTTTTCAGTTTGCATAAGGACGTGACGACGAATGTATTCTGTAGAAAAATACTTTCCAACAAAAGGATCCATCTGGGTGACAAGAGTGATGCGTTGCATCATCATCTCTTGTTCTTTCAACTCATTAAAGTGATTATCGAAGAGGAAGTCATACTGAATATGCTCTTCCATGTCCTCCCAATCTTCTGGGGTGATGATACCCTTTAGGATAAGTTGAGTTTTAAGAATATCCTGAAAGATACTTGAGAATCTTTTGCGTAGACGACCGATAAATTTAGTAAACTTAAGTTCGTCACGTAGGATCTCTGTAGACTTACCAAGGTTGAATGCCTTGTTATCATCAGTCAAACGTGATGGTGGTAAATTCAGAGAGTTGTATAATTTCTTTTTGAAATACTCAACGTCTTTGAGCTCACCTAGATTCTGACCACCAGGTAGAGTTGTAATTTCTGTACCGCGACCGCCTTCACGACGAGGCAACCAGAAATCCTCAAGCATACTCATATGCTTTTTGTCATCACGAATCTCGCCAGTGCTCGCATCGTATACAAGTTTGTTACGATAACGTGCCATAGTATCACGCAGATATTGTTCTGCTTTTACTTTAGGTAAGTTACCAACATCAATGTAGAAGATGCGACGTTCTGGTGCTCTTGATAGTCTGTAGATAACAAGACTATCTTCAATCATTCGTAGTTGATTGAGTGCTTTTATTGATTTGTGTAAGAAACTTAATTGATATTTTTTGTTTAGATCTAATACACCAGAGTTGCAGGTGGCAATAGAATCTGAAGCAATCTTAATACCATTATTGGTTGAGAAATCTGACGCCGTATTGTTCGGCAGACTCATTGAACCAGAAAAACCTTTAGGGTTGTAGAGATAATAGTCTACATAATCACCCCAATCATATTCTAATGCTGTGCCACGTACCAAATTAGGATTAGCAGCTGCAGTTGGATTTGAAATTTTTTGACGAACTTTACGAATTTTTAAAGGATCGATATAGCGCAACTCAAGAATTCCTTTCTTGGGATTGTCTAAATCAACTACCTTATGATAATAAGTTCTACCATCAACATACCAATTACGAACAATGAGGTGGGCATTCTTGTCGAAGTTGATCATCTTTTTGATGTGATCAAATTCGTCTCTAATTTTTTTCTTTACTCCTGCCCCAACATCTAAATTAGACAACTCAATTTCAACGGGACTATCGTTAGAATCGCTAACAATAAACTCGTTTACAATCTCGTCGATAGCAGTATCGCATTCGGGATGGAGTGACATGTCGCGGTATCTTTTAATGAGTTCATACTCATTCTTTGATACGCCTTCGACATCTACATATGTACCAAAATAACCACCTGCTACGGTGGTTACGCTATCATCACTATTAGGAGGGACAGGGGATTGACCCCTGTCCTCCTTGCTCTTGTTGATTAAGAAACCAAACAGTTGACTCATGATTAATTATTTAGTACCCTTGATAGTACTATTTATAATCAATTACTGACGACCAATTCTGATGCCAGAACCTGCGGGGTCTCCTTCTCCACTGTCGATTTGACTAGATCTAGGATCTACCGCCTTCCAATATGAATACTGGAACTCAACAGTGAACTCTTCAATCTGATCATTGCTATCATAAGCAAGGTCAATTTGAGAGACACTTGATGGGAAACAGTGGAACAAATCATACTGACGAAGAATACCACCAGAGACTGAAGCATCCTTACGGAGTTGCTTAACTCCAAGAGTTGCCATGTATCCGTTGGTGTTATCAGGAGTGAACAACGGAGCGTTATTCAATTCGTGACTGTTCATTTGCTCCAACCACTTCTCAAAGTAAGCACG